GGAGAATCATCTCTTCTCTGGATTCTCCATCTTGTGTTAAGCCTTTTTAGGTCTTTTGCAAAATCTTCCCAAGGCTTTGGAATATATCCCATAAACTACTGTGAAATTTACTGTGAAATTATTGCCCCAACCTTACCTTACTTATCCCAAGAATGCCCAACTATTTAGTAAAAAGGGAAAAGATTATTTCTCTAAAACCCTTGTCAGGCATTAAAAAAGCCCCTGAGGGCTTTGTTTTTATTTGGTGGCGGGGGGAAGATTTGAACTTCCGACCTTCGGGTTATGAGTCCGACGGATTTCTTTGTTTTCTTAGGCTATGATTGAGGAAGGTTTTAGAACTGTGAAATTTACTGTGAAATAATGGCTTTAAAAGATTGGGTTCCACAAGTCAGAAAAGCTTTAGATCAAGCTGTTACTGATCATATCGTTTTAACTCAATCGAAACTAGCCCAAGCAAATCCAAAAGATACTGGGCGCATGGCTTCAAGTTGGTTTATCGGAAAAGACCAACCTGATTTATCAACTAGACCTCCTGATTGGTCAACTCCAGCAAAAAGAAAATATCCAGGTGGTAAAGGAAGTGTTGGCGTAATTACTGTCCCAGGAACTACTAAAGTTGAATTAAAAGAGTACAAAAATAAAATTACTTTTGATGGTGATTGGTATATATCAAATAATCTTCCTTATTCTTGGAGAGTTGCTTTTGATCCTGTCTATGCCAAGGGTGCTCCTGGTGGTGTGAATTGGTTTACTTCAATTGCAGCTCATCAAAAAAGAGATTTACAAAAAAGAATCATTAGCCAACTAAAAAAAATCAAATGAGTTTACAAACAATTCGATCTCTATTTGAGAGAAAAATAACAACTGCTTTTTCAGGATTATCTCCATCTGTTCCTGTTTTATATGACAACGTACAAGAGGAAGCCCCAGGTGGAGCTGATACAGAATATGTAAGATTGATTCTTAGTTTTCCTTCTTTAACTGAACCAATAGTTTCTAAAACAGAAAGTTCAATCGAAGTAATTAGAGGAAGTGTTCAGGTTAGTTGTTATGGGCCAAAAGCAAAAGGAATGAAAAGATTAGAAGAAATGGCAACTACTGCTGCATCAACTTTGAACACATTAAAAAGTGAAGATTCAACAATTAGAGCAAGCGTTGGAGAAATTAGTGGGCCTATTCACGTAATTGATTCAAATAATCCAGTGGCTTTGGTTACAATCTCAGCTCCATTTGTTGCAAAAGGTTAAGCCTCGTTAGGGGTAATATAATAAAAGTGGTTATGCCCCAGCCAACGCCCCAAACGCCTCCAAATTGTTGTTTATTAGGTAATTTAAAATGCCTGTAGCGTGTTCCTCTCAGTCTTTAACTGGGCAGGAAGGGAGCATTTATTTCTCCCCTTCTGGGACAAAGTGGTGTCTCCAAGATTATTCTGATTTTCCTTCTGGGACAGATATTACTGTTCCTGCTGGCTCAGATTATCGTGTTAATGATCCAGTTAAATTTACAGTTGTTGGTACAGCAACTTTAGACACAGCTCTTACTGCTGGGACTGTTTATTACGTCACCAACTTGGGTACTAACAAAATAAAAGTTAGTGCTACTGCTGGAGGTACAGCTATCACTCTTAATGGTGATGGAGGTACTGGATCAGCAAACAAATCTGGGCATATAAATGTTGCTTATTCAGAAGCAGCGGCTGTTGCTAGTGTGCGTGAATTTTCTATCAACATTGAAAGAGAATTGCTAGATGTAACAACCCTTCCTGGGGGAGTTACAGCAGCTTCAAAGTACGCTCCTTTTAGATCTAACCAGCCTGGTTTTGCATCAGCTACTGGAACAATGACTGTTTATTTTACAGATAGTCAGACAAGCCTAGCTAATCGACTACTTGGTAATGTTGTTCTTAAATCTCAAGAAGGTGCAGCCGTTAAGTTGTACGTTAATTGTGTTAGTAATGGTTCAGGTGGCGTTGACGATGCGAATAGCATTTATGTTGATGCAGATGTAACGATTACAGGGTTAGATTTAACCGTTAACCCAGATGACCCAACAACAGCAGAGTTAGCTTTTAACCTGTTAAATCCAAGGCATCTATTTAGCACTTCTTTGACATAGGTGTTTACATATGGTTAACCCCATCATCTGGCCCTGTTTTTTTACAGGGTTTTTTATTGTCTAAAATTTATTTGTGCAGATTGTCGCTATTTGCACTATTGGGGGAGTTGTCGAAGTCTCCCCCTTTAAAATGGATTCTTCCTAACGAGGCATATATAATTTCTTTAGCGACACTTTTTAATTAATGGATGCACTAGAAGAACTGAAGGCGGCCTGTTCAATGGCCTCAGTAAAAAAATCTATACCTTTACCAAATGGGAAAGATTTTGAGTTTTTCATGACTCCAATGACACTTGCTGAAAGAGAAAAAGCTAAAAGGATGGCTAAAACAGATGATGCAACAGATTTTGCATTAAATCTTTTGATAGATAAAGCCATGACAGCTAATAATGAAAAACGCTTTCATGTTGGGCATAAACCTGAGTTAAGGAATGCACTTCCAGCAACATTAGTTGAAAAAATAATGATGCAATTACTTGGTGATAACGAGCAAAATGATGACGAGGTGCAAAATGAACTTGATGTAAAAAGTGTTAGCAAGGCAACTAAAAAAAGACGGTCAACTTCTAGCTGAACTTTTAGTTGCTAAAGAATTGGGGTATACATTAGTTGAATTGAGGGAAAAGATGACACAAGAAGAATTATTAATTTGGCATTCGTTTTTTACCTTACAAAGAGAAGAAGAAGAAAAAACAATCAACAAAAGTAGAATGCGAAGATAGAATAATAACATTGGCCTAAGGAGGGAGATGGCAGAAGAAACCTTAATGCTCAAAATCCAGACTTCTGGATCTGAGAGAAAATTAAAGCAGTTAGAAGATAAGATGAATGCCTTAGAAAAGGCAGCATGGAAAGCATCGGGAACATTACCTAAAACTGAAAAGGCAATAAAAGACACAGGAAAAGCAGCTAAAAATACAGTTGTTGGGATTGAAAAATTAAAAAAAGGATTAATCAATTTAGGAAAAGGTATTGCCGTTGGGGCGGCGGTAATGACATGGTTTAGAGGTTTCTCAGCGGCTGATCAAGCTAGTGGAGCTGTTCGGACTTTGGGAGTAAATGTTGATGAGTTAAAAGGAAAATTATTTGAAGTTTCAGTTGCATCTGGAAACTTAAGAAGCCAAACAGAATTATTAGCAGCTTCCTATGACATAGCATCTGCTGGTTTTAGTTCTGCTGCTGAGATATCAACAATTCTTGCAGCTTCTATTGATGGCGCTGTCGGTGGAATGACCACAATGGCAAAAGTTTCTGATGCTGCTACCTCAGTTATGAATGCCTATGGCATGAGCGCTGATCAAGCTAGAGGTTTGATTGATGGATTTATACAGACACAAAATGACGGTAAAATTGTTGTTGACCAATATGCCAATCAAATAGGTCGATTAGCTCCAATTGCTAGAGCTGCTGAAATAAGTATTGAAGAATTAAATGCTGCTATATCAAGTATTACTGCTTCTGGTCTACCTGTAGAACAAACATTCACTGGTATGGCTATGGCTATTCAGGGAATAATGAAACCAACAGGAGATGCTCAGAAAATCGCTAAAGAGTTTGGTTTTGAATTTAATGCAACGGCATTACAAGCAAAAGGACTTGATGGTGTGTTGATGGATATGAAAACAGCTTTGTATGGAAATAAAGAGGCGATGGGAAGAATGTTTGGAAGTGTGGAGGCATTGAAAGCTGTATTGCCATTGTTGAATGATGATCTGGAATCTTTTAATCAGAATTTAGAAAACCAAAAAAATAGTTCTGGAGCTGCTGCTGCTGCATCGGAGATTATGAGTGGAACAGTAAGCCAAGCATTAGGAAGAGTCATGGATGGACTTGGAAATGTTCTTAGAAATCTTGATTTCTTAGGTGTTGTTTTTAAAGGACTTTTAAGTGTAGTTAATGATTTTATTTCTGGATTTCTTGGATTGCCTAAGTGGTTTCAAGTTGCTGCTACTAGTGCAGTTGCTCTTGCTCTTGCTGTAACTGTATTACTTCCAGCTATTGGTGGATTAATTGGAGTATTTGCAGCGTTAAAAGGAGCTGCAATTGTGGCTGCTGGTGGTTTAGGTATAGCGTTAGCTCCTATCTTGATAATTGGTGCAAAAGTAGCTCTAGCTGTTGCTGCTTTGACTGCTTTGTGGGCTGCATTTAATAAGTTTAGAGATTTAAAAAATATGAATAAAGAAGGTTTTGCTGAATCTATAATTAAAGAGGGTGATGCAGAAAAAGTTGCAAATGAATTAAATAAGGTTGAGAAAGAAATAGCTAAATGGGAGAAAAGAGCACAAAACGAAAAAGAAGGAAAAATGAATTTCTGGTATAACGCTGACCCAGAAAAACTAGCAAAATTAAAAGGTATACAAGCTGAGTTACAAGCAGGATTGGCTGATTTAAATAAGATGAGTGAAGATGGAGTAAAGATTGAAGAGAAAAAAACAAAACAACAAGAAGAATTTAATAAAAAGTTCCAAGAGCTGTTTGGTTTCAAGTCAAATGAAGAAAAAATGGGGATTACCTTATTTGAACAACTAAAAAAAGAGAATGAATTATTAGAGGCAAAAATAAAAGGAACTGAAGCTGTTAAAAAATTAGAAAGAGAAATTGCAGAAACAAAAATGAAAGCGGCTGGTTACTCTGATGAAGAAATTAAAGCTATTCTTGATAAGAATGAAAGTTTAAAAGAACAACTAACTCTTCAAGAAAAGATTGCTGCAATGTGGAAATCAATTGGAGATGATATTAAATCTGGTGTTGTTGATGGCATCAAATCAGCAATTACTGGAGCTAAAAGTTTTGGTGAAGTCTTATCAAATGTTTTAAATAAGATCTCAGATAAATTCTTGAATTTAGCCATTGATGGAATCTTTAGTTCAATAGGTGGAGGCGGTGGATTTTTAGGAAAACTATTTGGTCAAAGTGCAGAAGGTAGATATGCCTCTAGTCCTATGGTTAGTTCTTTAGCTGAAAAAGGTGAGCCGGAATATGTAATTCCCGCCTCTAAGATGGCTCAGTCAATGCAACGGTATTCATCAGGGGCTAGGGGTGAATCTGTTATTCCTGGTACTGGTTCGACTGCTTCAGGTGGAGGAGCAAGAACAGCCTCAACAACTGTCAATTACAGTGGGCCTATCCTTTCATTTAACAGTGAGGACTATGTGCCTAAATCTGCAATTGGTCAAATTATCAATTCAGCAGCGTCACGAGGCGCAAAAGCTGGAGAAGCTAGAACATTATCTAGCCTTCAAAATTCACGTAGCAAGAGGCAAAACATAGGACTATGAGTTTTGTAGCATTAACTAATTTTCTAACTATTAGCAATCCAAATGGAAGTGTTAATAACATTCCTAATATGTTCCAAAACGGAAGGATTTCTCCTGCAATTAACGGCTTTCAGTATCTTTCTTTTATTTATCAGGGTGCTACACGTAATAGGTCAGGAGACAATATGACATCTTCTTTAATTCTTGCAAATAGTGATCATAAGTTAGGACTTAACTACGCTCAAGAAATTGTAAGTAATAAGTATCACGTAAAAGTTGAAACTTGTCTTATGACAGAAGCTTTTGAAATACAATTAGATAGTAATAATAATAAGAGAATATTAACTTCTGAAACTTGGCTTGCTTCTACTATGAGTTATGACCCTGAAACAATAGAGATTGTTTTAACAAGTGCTATTGATGCTGTTGGTGCTAATGCTCCAGATAAAACAATAACTAGAAGTATGGTGGGGTCTTTGCCTGTTACAGGTTCTTTGCAAAACAGGTGAAACCACATCAATTAATTGGTCTGCCTTATCGTTTAGGAGCTGATCCAGAAAAACATGGTGCTGGTGATTGTTTATCTATTTGTATTACTGTTTTAAAAAGCTATGGAATACATACACCTCAACCAAAACGAGAATGGTATAAACGACTTAGAAGAGGAGATTATTCAGTATTTGAAACTGAATTAAAACGGTGGGGTGTTGATTCATCCCCTAAACTAGGAGCAATTGCATTATGCCTAAGCAATGAGAATTGTTTGGGTATGGCAGCATTTTATGAGGAAGGATGGCTTCATTACCAAAAAACATTAGAAGGCCAGGTGGTGATTTGGTCGCCTCTAAACGCCCTCATGGTAGAAGGCTGCTATTACCAACGGAAATAGAATTATGTAAGCTTTTAAATTTAACTGAAGATGAATACTGGTATTTTGTAGATAAAACGGCTGCATATAACGGACAAAGACCAGCAGGGTATGAGTTAATTCCTGATATTCGTTGTGATCCTATAACTACTTTTTTAGCAACATCTTTAGGAAAAGCTTTTCTAGTTAATTTAGGAATTGCTGTTGTTACTGCAACTGTTTCTTACTTATTAACACCTAAACCAAAAGAGCAAAAGCAAGGTGGATCAAGACGAACTGCTGATGCAATTGGAAATGCTAAATTTGCACCCCAGTCTACTTTTAATTCACTGCAAGAATTAGCTCAACTTGGTGA